CCACAAGGCGGAACTCGCGACGGGCTTCGGGCGTCAGGTGCGGGAATTATTCTCGGACCCTAAATTTCGGGAGGTGTTCCCTGATGTGGCGTTGCGGGCGGATAACAAGGCTGCGGGGAGATGGGGAACCAATAAGGGCGGCAGTTATTATGCCGTGGGTGTGGGCGCTGGTATTGCGGGATTTGGTTCTGATTTATGCTTGGCACCTGAATCTGTTATCATAACTAATGAAGGTGAAATGCCCATTACAGACGTGGTTGATAACCCCCTTGTCACCCACGTCCTTTCTATTGACCCAGAAACCAACGAATTAGTTTTTAAGAAAATCCTAGCTAAGGGCGGAAGATTTTCACAAGAAATGATCGACGTGGTTATAGGCGGTGAAACCACTTCCTGCACTCCAGAGCATCCGTTTTTTGTAAGGGGTAAGGGGTTCGTTCAAGCTAAAGATTTAAAATCCGGAGATGTTGTTTGCCGCGTAAGGTTGAAAGAATAAGTCTTCTTTGTGAAAGATGTTCTGCTCCATTTTCGCTTCGGCCATGCGATTTCAAAAAGCGCAAAAATCTTTTCTGCTCTCATTCTTGCGCACAGGCGGGTAATCGGCGGAAAATAATTCGCAACTGTAAAACTTGCAATTCTGGATTTGAGGTGAGAAGATCAGACGCAAAAAGACGTCCTGCGATTTATTGCTCCCCCGCTTGCTCAACGAAAGCCACCGCTTGTCGCAGGATAAAAAGATTAAGCAACATATTGTGCGGATCATGCGGGGTTGAATTTAAACCACACAGCCGCAGGACAATATTTTGCTCAGTGGCGTGCAAAAACAAATCTCACTCCCAGAGGATGTCTGGAGAAAACAATCCCAATTTCCAACATGGGATGGGTTCGTTACCGTATCTTCCGGATTTTGACATGATTTCAAGAATCATTAGGCACAAAGACAAAATTTGTTTCATGTGCAAATCCCCAGACAATTTACATTGTCATCACATAGATCACAACAAATTTAACAATGATTATGGAAATTTAATTTCACTATGCAATGTATGTCACCGGACGTATCACAGTTCGAGATCATCGACTCGGGGTGTGCGGTTGAATCAGTTTCTCCAGTATACTTCCCAGAGGGAGGTGAGGTTGTCTACAACCTCACAATTGAAGACACCCACACCTATTTTGCAAACGGAATCCTAACTCATAATTGCTTGATCGATGATCCGCATAATGAACAAGACGCTATATCGGGGATCTATGATCCTGAGGTTTATAATAAAACCTATGAATGGTTTCTGACTGGTCCCCGTCAGAGATTGCAGCCCGGTGCTAGGATCGCGGTGATCTCCACCCGCTGGTCGAAGATTGATTTGATCGGGAGGCTTTTGGAGGATGCTCAGACGCGGGGCGGGGATAAATACAAGGAGATTCGTGTTCCTGCCCTATTGGATGAGGACACGGTGTCCTACTGGCCTGAGTATTGGCCCGTTGAGGAATTGCTAGCTACCAAGCGGGCGATTGTAGCTACAGGTTCTCTGTGGAGATGGAACGCTCAGTATATGCAGGCCCTGTGTCTGTCAACGCCAATTCCAACACCATCTGGTTGGACAACTATGGGAGAAATTTCTGTTGGGGATTATGTAATTGGCTCCGATGGAAAGCCCGTCGAAGTCATTTGGAAATCTCCAAATTATGAAAATAGGCCATGTTACCGAGTTTATAGCGACGATGGGGCTGAGGTTGTTGCCGACGAAAATCATTTATGGACGGTAAAAACTGGCCGCAATGACGCAAAGTTTCAAATCAGAACCACTAAGTGGTTAGCTGACAGGGAATTAAAAAAAGAAGCGAGGGGAATTGCACCTAGACGGCCTCGACCACCAGAGGTGCCGCCTTGGGAGCTCCCCGAAGTTTCTCTTCCAGTTGACCCGTATATTCTTGGCGTGTGGCTTGGTGATGGAGATCGAGGTTCTGGAACTATCAATTCTTCCGAGGCGGATCAGATCTGGCTAAGAGAGGAATTTCATCGATGCGGAATTCAGACAACCACTCGGTCAGATCCACAAGCATTTGGTACTATTGGATTGCGGGTTGAATTGAGGGGCATCGGGGTGCTTATGAATAAGCATATACCCGACATATATATGCGGGCGTCTGCGGGTCAAAGATTATCCCTTATTCAAGGATTAATGGACACTGACGGGACTTGTTCTAAGGCGGGTGAATGTTATTTCGCGCAAGTTAATGAAGAAATTGCCAGAAGCGTTTGCGAGCTGGTTCTTTCCCTCGGCGGAAAGCCGCGACTGCGGAGGTCCGTAACAAACACCCGCGCGCCCGGAAGTAAAGCGGCGCAGCGGTGCTATCATTGGCGTGTATATTTTTATCTGCCCAACGCGTTTAGGATGCCAAGAAAACTTGAAAGATGCAGATCTAGAAAAACAAAAATTGGCAGATTTTTAAGGTTTACCAAAATTGATTCGCGTACAGTTGCTTGTATTAGGGTAAAAAATGATGACGGCATTTTTCTTGCTGGCCTTGGCTGTCTTCCTACTCACAATTGCCCGACCTCAGAGGAAGGGGCGCTTATTAAGTCCAAGTGGTGGCGCATGTGGGAGGGAAGGGTTCCCAGTTGTGAGTTTATTATTCAGGCTTGGGACACGGCCTCGCGCACAACACAGCGGAGCAATTATTCAGTTTGCACCACATGGGGTGTATTCTACAATGAGGAGACCGCCTCTTCAAATATTATTTTGCTTGATTGCTTTCGGGACAAGTTGGAGTTCCCTGAACTTAAGGCTCAGGCATTAAGCTTGTATAGGGAATGGGAACCTGACTCTTGTGTGATTGAACAGAAGAGTGCGGGGGAGGCTTTGATTACAGAGTTCCGCCGGATGGGTTTGTTTGTGGAGGATTATACCCCCACTCGCGGGGATGGGGATAAGGTGGCGAGGGTTAATGCCGTCACTGATATTTTTGCATCTGGCGTGGTTTGGATGTTGGATCGGGATTGGTCTGGGGATGTGATTGACGAATGTCAGGCGTTCCCAATGGGGGCCAATGACGACATCGTGGACACTGTGGCTATGGCTCTCAGTAGGTTTAGGCGGGGGAATTTTATTTCCCTATCCACTGATGAGGAAGACGCCCCGGTGGATTACAATAAAAAAGCTTCCTATTATTGATTAGGAGAATGTTTTGATTTCTAAAAATATGCGGGATGACGCAATTGATCCTCAGGAAGGTTCTGAGGAAATTGAAGCTCCTGATATGCCCGATGCGGATTTGGGGGATGGGGTTGTAAACCCTGATGGCTCCGTCACGTTTGGTGATATTGATGGTGATGAGCCCGTGACTCAAGGGTTCACTGATAATATTGCTGAGGTGTTGGATGAATCTGAGTTAAGCAAGATTGGGTCTGATCTTGTAGAGAAATACAGAGAGGACGACCAAAGCCGATCCGAATGGCTTGAGGCCTATAAGGATGGCCTTGATCTACTGGGAATTAAAACTGAGGATCGCACGATGCCTTGGAATGGCGCGTGCGGGGTTTATCACCCCGTCCTCATGGAGGCGGCTGTTAGGTTCCAAGCTCAAAGCATTATGGAGCTCTTCCCGCCTCAGGGTCCAGCTAAGGTAAAGATCATTGGGAACGAAACCCCAGAGGTGCTAGCCACTGGGGAAAGAGTTAAGAACGAGTTGAACCATATCCTTGTCGAGGACATGGAAGACTATAGAGATGATTTTGAGTCTCTATTATTGAAGGAGTCCTTGGTCGGCTCGGCCTTCAAGAAGATTTATTTTGACGAGGTTAGCGGTATCCCTTGCGCCAGATTTGTTCCCGCTGAAGATCTTGTGGTGAACTACGGTGAGACAAACATCCGAAATGCTCAGCGCGTTACTTACGTGGACAAGATCTCATTCAATGAGATGAAGCGTAGGCAGGCTTCTGGATTCTATCGTGATTGTGATTTATCCGACCCTGTTGATGATAGCGATATCATCGACAGGAAGGAGAACGAGGTCATGGGCATTTCTCCGAATGGGAAGCCTGACCGATACACTGTTTTGGAATTCCACGTTGAGTATGACATTGACGTGGAGGGGAGTAGTGAAAATGGCGACGATGATGACTCTGATCTACCTGCCCCTTACATCATACATGTGGAGAAGGATTCTCGGCGCGTATTGGGAATCTATCGGAATTGGAATGAGCAAGACAAGCTAAAAAAGAAAAAGAATTATTTCGTTCACTATAAATATATTCCGGGCCTAGGGTTTTATGGGTTTGGATTGATCCACATTATCGGCGGGCTAGCTAAGTCAAGTACGGGCATCCTCCGTCAGTTGGTGGATGCTGGAACCCTATCCAATTTGCCCGGTGGATTGAAGAGTCGGGGCTTGAGGATCAAGGGGGATGATAGTCCGATTCGTCCGGGTGAGTTCCGCGATGTGGATGTCACAAGCGGGGATATTAGCAAGAACATTACCTTCCTTCCCTATAAGGAGCCGTCCGCAGTTCTCTATCAGTTACTGGGGAACATTGTAGACGAGGCGCGGCGTGTTGGATCTATCGCCGATATGCAAGTCGGGGACATGAAGCAGGAGGCCCCTGTAGGAACCACACTGGCCCTCATGGAGCGGGCCATGAAGGTTATGAGTGCGGTGCAGGCTAGAAACCATTCCACGCTCCAGCAAGAGCTGAGGCTGATTGCGGGCATAGTGCGCGATCATATGCCGCCGAAATATTCTTATTCTCAAAATGGGGATTTCAATCGCCAACAGGATTTCTCATCGGTTGATATTATTCCGGTAAGCGATCCGGGCGCGACCACAATGTCTCAGAGGGTTGTGCAGTATCAGGCTGTGATTCAATTGGCTAGTCAGAACCCGCAGATCTATGACATGCGGAAATTAAATCTGGACATGTTGAATGTTCTTGGAATTAAGGATGCTCAAAGCCTTGTGCCTGATCATTCTAATATTCCGCCAACTGATCCGGTCTCTGAGAACATGGCGATCCTAAAAGGATCTCCGGCGAAGGCATACCAGTTCCAAGACCATGATTCACATATCAAGGTACACATGGCGATGGTTAATGACCCCGCCATTAAACAGTTTGTGAGCCAGACCCCTAGCGCAGCTACGTCTGTATCGGCAATGTCGGCGCATATTGCCGAGCACATGGCGTTTAAATATCGGGCGGATATTGAGAAGCAGCTTGGGACGGAGCTTCCGCCGCTTGGTCAACAACTCCCGCCTGATGTGGAAAATCATCTGTCCGCCCTTATGGCTCAGGCTGCGGATCAGGTTCTTGACGCCTCTAAGAACGAGGTGGCCAAGCAACACGCAGAGCAAGTCGCTCAGGACCCGATGGTTCAATTGCAGGCGAAAGAACTGGAAATCAAACAGTCCGCCATTGACGCCAAGAAGGGTGAGGCTGCGGCGAAGCTCATCCTGCAAGCTCACACCGCCGATCAGCAACATGCCGTGGAGATGGCCCGTATTGCCGCGCAAATGGGACAGAACGCGGACAAGGTGAAAATAGATTCCACCAAAATTGCGGCTGACGGAATCAAGCACATCAATGAGCAACACACTCAACACTTGCAAGCTGGAATGCAACTTGCCGGTAATCTAGCTTCAACAGCTATGAACAACGATGCTAAGATTCAGGTTGAGAAGATGAAACCAAATCCGAGTCCCCCTAAAGGCGGTAAAGATTAATGGATGAATTTGATTTGCTCCGGAAGAGAATCCGTGAGCTGATGAATTCTTACACTGACGATGTGTCCACCGGGGCGTGTTCTGATTGGGCGGACTATAAACATTCAGTTGGAATTATTACGGGACTAGCCCTTGCTGAGCGAGAGCTTCTGGACCTGCGAGAAAAATTAAATACCGATTCAGGGGAATAAGCCCTGCCACACGGACTGGATAATGAATATCCCGTCTGCCTTATAGAGAGCACGAATGTACGACACGACTTCTGTGACTGCCGCGTCTGCGGATGCGTTGGAGCTGTTTAAGCCGATTGGTTATCGACTTCTAGTCGCCATGCCGGAAGAAATCAAGAAGATTGGGAATATTTATATTCCTCAAGACGCTGGCAAGCGAGAACACACTGCATCAATTGTTGGAACCGTTATTGCAATGGGTCCAGATTGTTACAAGGAAGAAAAGAAGTTTCCTAACGGCCCGTGGTGTGAGACTGGCGATCATGTGATTATTAAATCATACGCCGGGACGCGCCTCAAGATTGTTGGGATTGATCAAGAATTTCGATTGATCA